GTCCGTCCACTATCTTTACGGTCTCTCCGTCGGGGTACTTGGCACTGCCAGGTTCTCTGATGGCACTTTGTGCAATACTTATCAGTACACGACCGAGTTCACAGTTGGAATTGAGAGATTCCAAAACCGCCATGCTACAAGCCTTTTTCAACAGGTCAGTAGCGGCTTCGTAATCTACAGAATACCACAGGAACCCCTCTTCTGGGGGAAGTTCTTGGTCAATCTCACGAATTCGTTTCTCGTAGTTCTGCAGGAGCATAGTTGAAGCAGAGAACCGCTTCCAACAGCTCAGCAGTGCACCCTGTAGGGGCTGGAGAACGATATAATAATACCCCTCACCCAGGCTTAGGATCCGGAACTTGCCTGGCTCGGGGATATCCATTATCTTGACATGAAGCATATAAGGAACGTCCTTGATCTGTTCCGGATGCTCGACGGTCTTTGCAAGACCGAGGGCCGCTTCAATGTATTCATGCCTTCGCCACTCATCAATCGAACTAGCCAGCTCTCTCAAGGTCCCAAGAGAGCCCAGAGCACCTGGACGGATACAATGTTCAGATCCGTCGAGATGTGGCACCAAACGAACGAAATCAGGCACGACGTACGGAGCAACTAAGCTGAGGCACCCACCCTTCTGGCGGGTCGCCTCTAAGCAAGCGCTCGTACTTGGAATGAACTTGGTAAGTTCATCCGGTCTAAGGACACCGAAGATTCGACGACTTTGATATCGTATAGTCGTATCGAGATCCCGCGGAACCTCACCGTGTCGTACAGTCATTCGCGATTTGTGCTTCTCCTGAGCCTTCTTCTCTTTGTACTCACCTAATTTAGGCCAAGCTTGCTTGGCTCCTTTCTGGAGCGAGTAGACAAAGGAAGCATCCCTCTTAAGAATGCGACGATCGAGGAATTTCTTGCACCAACCTGAGAACAGTGGCCACTTTGGATCGATAAACTCATCCTTCTCTGGGAGCTGATCATCGCGGAAGAGTTTGCAGAGATACACGTTGAGAAAGTACTTTAGGTACGTTTGCTCATCGTTCCTCTCATTGATGTGAAAACTGATTCTTTTTGCCGTTTCAGTGATCGAGTTTTGGAATCTGAAAAACTCCTTCTCTTCAAACGGGTGCCGCTTCGTCATCATTGATCTTCTTGCGACGAAGGGCCACACCAAAGAGGCGATCAAGGGCTTGAGTTGAGGAAACTTGTTTCCAGGTCGTGTAAACACTTTGTGATCTTGAACGTGTTTCACGACTGCGGCGACGATTTTCTTGGCATCGAACCCTTGCTTGGTATTTCTGGATCTTTGTGGACCAAACAAGACATCGCAGACACACGATTGTGCCCAAACGGTACTTTCGGGGTTGTCTCGCTTTCTGTCTGTATCTTTGACAGAAACCTTTCTTGTCATGCTGGATTATCACAAT